TCCGGCCGGGATAAAGTTCTAAGAACTAGAAAAGTTAAAACTTATAATGGCAATAGAGGTTTCTATAATTACTTTTGTAATCAAAGTTGTGAGCGAGATTTTTGCAACTTACATGCTGAGGCAATCGTGGCTCTTGCGCCAAGGCGCACGGCTCTTGAAACACCGATCAAAGTTGAGAAAGAAAAGTATGAGAGTTATAGATATAGATATACTGATAATGGACAAGAACGAGTACCATATCAAGCAACAAGAACTACAATTAAATCAGTTGACAATGACCATGGATAATGTAGGATAAGGATATGAAAACAAATACAGACAATAAAATAGAAGTACACAACCCTTACTCAGGACAATCAGCAATGTTGACTGAGGAAGAAAATAAACTTTACTTATCTATTAAGTTAGCTGAGATAGAGGAACGCTACGATACTATGCAAAAGCAATTGGATAAGTTCAGTAGACTAAATGCCAAAGCTTACATGGTTCTGTTAGACTAACCATCAACCAAGGATCCGGCGACAAAATCGCCGGCTCCACTTTCCACAAATCAAATAGAGATACTAAACACAACTTCAACGAGAATCCGGCCGGCCGGCCCATCCCCCCTTTTTTAAAAAAGGGGTCCCACTACTTCAGGTTGTATTGCTTGATTTAGAGAGTTAATGGTGGTAAATTCGTTTTGAACATCGTAAAAGATGCAAAAAATTTTAAAAAATTTTTATGAATTTAAATAACGTTGATATTAGTAGGCTTCCAGCCGATGTCAGAAAAACCTTTAGACAACTTCAAGTTTTACATGCTGAAAAAAAGATACAAAACAAGGCAAAAGATGATTTTTTAAGCTTTGTTAAGTGCGTTTGGCCCGAGTTCATTGAAGGCGCGCACCACAGACACGTTGCAAAAAAGTTTAATGACCTTGCAACAGGTAAAATCAACCGTCTTATTATAAATATGCCACCCAGACACACAAAATCTGAGTTTGCATCTTACCTACTACCCGCATGGATGGTGGGCCGTAATCCAAAATTAAAGATCATTCAAGCAACTCACACTGGAGAATTAGCAATTCGTTTTGGTCGTAAGGCAAAAACACTAATTGACTCTCCTGAATATCATAAAATTTTTATAACATCTCTAAGAGAAGATTCGCAAGCTGCAGGAAGGTGGGAAACTGCTCAGGGTGGTGAATACTTTGCAGCTGGTGTTGGTGGAGCGATCACAGGTCGTGGTGCTGACTTATTAATAATTGACGACCCGCACTCTGAGCAAGATGCCTTATCTCCCACAGCCATGGAAAATGCATACGAGTGGTACACATCTGGTCCACGACAACGTTTACAACCTGGTGGAAGAATAGTTTGTGTTATGACACGTTGGTCCAAGAAGGATTTAACAGGAATGTTGATCTCAAAACAGAAAGAAGCAAAAGCTGACCAATGGGAAGTGGTCGAATTTCCAGCAATCATGGACCACGGAACTGAAATAGAGCCCGTGTGGCCTGAATATTGGAATTTAGAAGAATTAGAGAAGGTAAAAGCGACATTACCAGTTGGAAAATGGAATGCACAGTGGATGCAAAACCCAACTTCTGAAGAAGGAGCGATAATTAAGCGAGAATGGTGGCGAAAATGGACAAATGATCGAATTCCACCTCTGCAACATGTTATTCAAGCGTATGATACGGCTTATATGAAAAAAGAAACAGCTGACTTTAGTGCAATTACCACTTGGGGAGTGTTTTTTCCCGATCAGGACTCGGGAGCGAATTTAATTTTGCTCGATGCAGTAAAAGGAAGGTATGAATTTCCAGAATTGAGACGAAAAGCGTTAGAGCAGTACAAATATTGGAAACCCGAGTCGGTTATAGTCGAAGCAAAGGCATCTGGACTGCCTTTGACCTATGAACTTCGTCAAATGGATATACCAGTTTTAAACTTTACGCCGAGCAAAGGAAATGATAAACATGTTAGAGTAAATGCGTGTGCTCCGCTTTTTGAATCTGGAATGATATGGGCGCCAGACCAGAATTTTGCGGAGGAAGTTATGGAAGAATGTGCAGCATTCCCACACGGAGATCATGACGACTTAGTCGATTCTACGACTATGGCGGTAATGCGATTCAGACAAGGTGGTTTAGTTAAACACCCTGAAGATTATGTAGATAAAAAATTAGAGCCTAGAAAAAGAGTTTATTATTAATGGATCCGTTTAGAAAATATATTATTACACAGATTATCAAACAGTCTGGTAAAATTCCACGTGCTACATCTCTGATAGATAATGCGGTTGCTCAATTAAAAATAAGAATAAAAAATATGGGTGTGGATATTTCTAAAGTAACAGATCCTAAAGAAATTACTAAATATTTTAATATGGAAAAATCTTGGTTTAATCAACAGATACAACAAAAAGCAAAAAATTTAGGATTATTTGATCCAAATAAAAATATTTTTATGAAGAAAGGACCTTTTGAGGGTTTTAAACCTAAAGTGGTTCCAAAACCAAAAGATATAAAATCAAAATTAGACAAACAAAACAAAGAATCAATACAACGTTTTAAAGATAAAATGAAAAAAGATCCACTAGAAGATTTAGCAGGCGGCGGTATCGCAGGCATGCTGGGTGAGAGAACGGGGTATCAGCGGGGAGGACCACCAGGCGGTGGAGATCCAGGAATGACTTATACAGCGCCTACTGGAAAATGGATAACAAAAAAGCAGTATCCTCCTAGTTTGCGTCATCCAATATTGAGAGAAGAAGCTAGGAAAAAACGGGAAGAAGCAGCATTTGAAGCTATGTGGAGAGGAGCTCCTCCGAGCATGAAAGATAGGGAAAAAATGTTCCGAAAAGCGAGAACGGCTAGATTACTGGAAGAGGAGAGAATAAAGAATTTTGAGAAAAAAATAAGGGAACGAAAAAAACTTTATCCTTATGCTGATATGACGGAGGCAGAATTCGCGAAACTGCATCCTAAGGTTTATGATTATATGAAGCAGGACCCTAACTGGAATTGGGAAGAGTTTCAAAAAGTTAGTTTTGCTAATCCTGGAGAAACGTTTCAGGCAACAGGAGCAAGAGATATAGGTCTTCCTTTGGGGAGAACTGATACAAGAGATATTGATCTTTTCATGACTCCGTTTGGAGAAACTAATTTAGAAATGACCACGGCGGGTCCAAAATATGGGTATAAAAAAATTATGTCGGATCAGGACAAAGCACAAGTGGCTTTACATGAAATGAGACATAAAAAAATATTAACCGAGCCTCTCTTGACAGAGGCACAACCTCCTTTGGCTGCAGAGGTTTCAAAATTGAAACAATCAGGTAGAAGTTATCCTGGGTCACATATGGAAATGCCTTTGGTGTATCGTCACGCTAATCCACCAGGTAGTAAAAAAGAATTTTCTTCTCCCTTGGATATGCATGAAGTTTTTACTAGATTTATGGATAGACAATACGGCTCTCTTAAAACACCAAGTGGACCTTATTTTGATAAAATTTGGAGAGATGAATGGCAACCTTATGCGGATAAATATGAAAAAATTCTAAAAGAATATGATCTTTCACCAGTTAATTTAGCAGGCGGTGGTCTTGCACCTTTGTTAGGTGAACCAACATACCAGGACGAAGATCATAGAGTTCCATTATCCTGGGGTGGTTGGTTAATGAGACTTTTACAAAAGTCTCCTTCTAAGCTAGAAAGCTTAAAAGATTTTACTAGTAAAAGAGAATTTATATTATCTTTAATTGGTCAGGGTTCAAAACAGAGAAACAAAAGAATGCTGGCCCAAATAAAGGAAGAAATGGAAAAAATAAGAAAAAATCCACCATTTAAATTTGCTGATACTGATGAAATTAAAAAGGAAGTATGGAAAGAATTAACTAAAGGCATCACTAAACATGCCGATGGGGGCCGTGTTCCGTTAAAAGGCGGAAGTAAAAAAGGAAAAATAAAGAAGTTTTTGAAAGATTCGGCAGATAGTTATAGGCTATTTGAAATAGCTCCTCTTTTGTCGAGTCCTGAATTAATAGATTTAATAAAATCATTGCCCTTTGAAAAAGGCGGCCGTGTTGGATTATGGCAAGGAGGTCTAGCAGCTGCATTAAGATTCTTAATGCAAAAATATGGTAAAGACGTAGTTAAACTAGCAAAAGATGTTAAACCATCTAAAAAATGGGATACTCAAAAAGCAGTACAAGGATTTTTAGAAAGAAATCCACAGTTTAAAAACAAAATAACAGCTCATTCAGGTGATGTAGCAAAAGCGGGTGAAGGTAGATTTACCAAAGCTGAAGTTTTGAATCAGATGTTTGAAAATACAATAAAAAACACTAAAAGTGCAAATACTAAAAAAAGATTTACAAATTTTATGAAAGAAATACAAAATAACCCTGAACTTGCAAAAGACTCAAAAGTTTGGAACTTTTTTACTAAAGGACTTCCTAAAGATCAAAAATTAACTGTTTATGCAGATGATACAGTAGATTTCTGGAGACAATCAAAATTTGGTCCTCATAATATTAAAACAACTGACAAGTTTATGAAAAAACATCCTTATTTAACAAGAGACCAAGCTGTTAAGATTCAAAACATGGAACCTGAAAATCAAATTTTTGAATTAAGAAAAATACAAGCTCTTAACAAAAGAACCATGAATGCAGAAGGTGGAATAGTAAGTTTAAATTCTGGTGGACCACTTAATACACAAGCGTTAATTCAATTATACATGGCAGAAGGAATGACTGAAGAAGAAGCTACTGCAGCTGCTAACAAACCTTTACCATTTCATATTTTAACAGACAAAGCTGAAGGCGGCCGTGTTCCAATGTGGATGGGCGGTGGTCTTGGAGTAGGAAAAGCTTTATTAAGAGAAATGTTAAAATATTTTTCAAAAGGATCGACACATGGAAAAAGCCCTTTAGAAATGTTAAAAATGTTAAATCCTAAACAATTTCAAAAATATTTAGACGATCTTCGAATATACCAAGTATCCAAAAAAGGAATCTCGGCTCCTAAAATGGTTAAAGAGTATATTCAAAAAACAAAGAAGGAAAGAGCAGATACAGTAGAAGAGATAATTGCCTCGGCTAAAAATATAAAAAAAGCGGATGACAATATTATAGCATATAAAAAACAAATGATAGATGATATGGCTAAAAAAGGTGTTGATAAAAACATAGCTGAAACGTTTGCAGAAGGAATGTCGAAATCACTAATAAAAAGCGTTGGACCAAAGAATGTTCCAAAAGTAACAGAAAAAGGACTTTTAGAATTACAAAATATTCATAAAAATTTAGTTACAAAAGGCAGACCATTAAACGCATCAGGCGGCCTTGCTAGAATGTTAGGTGAATAATGAAAATTAAAGAATACAACGAAATGAAAAAAGAGTTGATTAAGGATGACAGAGGTGACTCTACAGGAGCCTTTATAAACTTTGTCCGTGAACAAAGAGCCCTGGACCCTGAACCACGGAACATGGAACTTGCAAAAGCAGACATCCCTCGTCATCTTTGGGACAATTTTAACACTCCAGATTTAGAACAATCAGAATTTTTAAGACCAGGAGAAACTTTAGAAGACTGGGACGTAACATTTAGAAGACCCAATGCTGAAGGTGGACGGATCGGGTTTGGTGATGGTGGAATTACACTTGTTAAAAATAAAAGTAAAAATGTTGTTGGTGAAAATTTAAGATTATTTAATCAAGGTAAGTTATATCATTTAAGAATAGGTTTAGATAAAAAAAATTATTATGGGAGTAAAGAAAAGTTAACCAAAATATTTAATAAAAGAAGAACAGCTGGTGGAGATGTAATGTCTCGATTAGAAAAAGCTCCGAAACCAGAAGGTTGGTTAACTAAAAAACAATTTCTTAAATTTTTAAAAGAAAATAATATTAAATCTGACAATGCTGGTAGTTTTGCAAAAAACCACGATATTAATACTAAACCTAATCCATTACAAAAAAATACTAATCTATATGACACAAGTCAGTTTACTCCAGAAAAAATTGAACAAATACAAAAAGCTCAGGTTAAAAGTGGTGTAGCAACAAAGTGGGCTCGAGACAAATTTCCACCTAAAACAAAATCGGAATTACATAAACCTAGATTAAAAGCAATAGAGGTAGGAGGAGGAATTCCAAAACATAGCCCTCATACAGGAACTCGAGAAACTCATTTAAGTCATGCTGGAGATATTTGGAATCCTAAGCAAAAAATTACAGGAGATGTATTAGCCTATGCTCCGAAAGATGTTAACATAGAAATGGGTAAACCAGGTAAGCTTGATGATAAAATAAGTGCTGCTACTGAAAAAATGGAAAAAATTAAAAAGATGAATATTTCACCTAAGCATAAAAAAACATTATTAAAAATTCAAGATAATATCTTAATAAGATTAGCCGATCAATCTCAAGGATTTAAAAAAGTTCTATTAAGTGATGGTTCAACTTATGGAGGAGATAGATTAACCATAGATCCATTTAATGAGTTTCCTGGTTGGACTGAAGTAGAGATTGACGAATTTGTAAAAAAATGGAAGGATAAAAAAATTATTACAGAAGAAATGGTAAAGAAGAATCCTAAACTTAAAGTAACTTCACCAGACGAAGTAGAAAATATTAAAAAAGCAAACTTTTTTGAAATGAATAGAAAAGAAGCTTTAAAGGCAGCTTCAAAAATAAGTAAAAAAGAACAATCAAAAATTATAAAAGAAATAAATAGAGTTTTTAAAAAAGTTGATATAGATTTAACAGGTGATCTAAAATTAAAAGCTCAAAATTTTTTAAGAAGTGCACTTAATAAAGGACAAGATATTACTAAATATCTTCCTTTTAAAACATTGAGAAAACCAGGAATGGCTGGAGTTGCTGCATTAGACTATGGTTTATTCCATTATTTATTTGGTGTGCCTTCGTCAGAAGCAGCTTTAGGAGCTTCGGGATGGTTAACTAAAAGTCGACCTATATCTGATACTATTCTTGCACAGACTCAAACTATGAGTTTTATGGATGAAATGAATCAAAAAAAAGAGGAAGAAGAGAGAATAGAAAATGCATTAGCAGCACATCGATTGAAAAAGAGTCGAGAGACTGCAAGAGACATTAAACCTTTTGAATTAGATTTTAGTCTTCCAGAAAGCTTTGCAGGTGGTGGTATGGCAGGAATACGTAGACCAAGCGCTATTCCACCAGAATCAGGACCTCAATCACAAGGCTTGGCTTCTTTAAAAAAATATGGTAGTTATTACTAGGAGTATAAATGGCAGATATAGATAAATCACTCCCGAACGTTCGACATGAAATAAAAGTTCCTGGCGCACAGGAAATGACTGATGTGGATGTTACGGAAGAACAACAAAGACAACCTGTAGAAGTAACACCTGATGAAGAAGGTGGTGCTACAGTTAACTTTGAACCAAGAGCCGTGAACCAGGCTCAGTCAAACACGCACTTTGATAACCTAGCAGATATTTTACCAGAAACAGTTATTGATCCAGTTGGCATGCAACTGAAACAAAATTACATGGACTATAAAATGTCCAGAAAAGATTGGGAAAGTTCTTACATTAAAGGTTTAGATCTTTTAGGATTTAAATATGATAACCGAAACGAACCTTTCCAAGGAGCGTCAGGTGCAACGCACCCAGTACTCGCTGAAGCTGTAACACAGTTTCAAGCACTTGCGTATAAAGAATTACTCCCAGCAGATGGTCCAGTTAGAACTCAAGTTCTAGGAATATCCAATCCTGCTAAAGAAGCTCAGTCACAAAGAGTTAAAGATTTTATGAATTATCAATTGATGGATCAAATGAAAGAATACGAACCAGAGTTTGATCAAATGTTATTCCATCTACCCCTAAGCGGCTCTACTTTTAAGAAAGTTTATTATGACGATCTTTTAGGAAGAGCCGTATCAAAATTTATACCTGCAGATGATCTAGTCGTTCCGTATACAGCTACCTCATTAGATGATGCGGAAGCAGTGATTCATGTTGTAAAAATGTCTGAAAATGACTTAAGAAAACAGCAGGTCAATGGCTTTTACTCTGACATTGAATTATCAAAACCAATGTCAGCTGTAAATGCAGATCAAGTAGATGATAAAAAAAGAGAATTAGAAGGAACTTCTAAAACAACAAGAGTTGAAAGTGTTTATACATTATTAGAATGTCATATTAATTTAGATTTAGAAGGTTTCGAAGATGTTGGCAAAGATGGTCAGCCAACCGGAATAAAATTACCTTACATCGTTACAATCGAGGAAGGTAGTCAAAAAGTTTTGTCAATCAGACGAAACTATGCGCCCAATGATCCACTGAGAAATAAAATCCAATATTTCGTCCACTTCAAATTTCTGCCAGGACTAGGATTTTATGGCTTTGGACTCATTCATATGATTGGCGGTTTGAGCAGAACGGCAACGTCTGCTCTCCGTCAATTATTAGACGCAGGGACATTATCAAACTTACCAGCCGGATTTAAACAGAGAGGTGTTAGAGTCAAAGATGACGCTGCACCGATACAACCTGGAGAATTCAAAGATGTGGATACACCAGGTGGTAATCTAAAAGATGCATTTGTATTTTTACCATACAAAGAACCTTCAGCTACATTATTGCAGTTGATGGGAATTGTAGTTACAGCAGGACAGAGATTCGCGTCC